TCAGCGAACCCGGGGTCGAGGAGGTCGTCATGATGTCCTCGGCGCAGGTGGGCAAGACGCTCATCCTGAAGTCCTTGATTGGCTATTTCATCGATCTTGACCCATCGCCGATCCTGGTCGTGCAGCCCACCATCGAGATGGGGGAGACCTTCTCCAAGGATCGCCTGGCGCCGATGATCCGCGACACCCCGGTCCTGGTCGGCAAGGTGCGCGATGCCAAGAGCCGCGACTCGGGTAACACGATCCTCAAAAAACACTTCCCCGGTGGGCATCTGACGATTGCCGGGGCCAATAGCGCGGCGAGTTTGTCCAGCCGTCCGATTCGGGTCCTGCTCTGCGACGAAGTCGATCGCTACCCGCCCTCGGCCGGCACCGAGGGCGATCCGGTCAACCTGGCCCGCAAGCGCACCGCCACCTACCGCGCGCGCAAGAAGGTGGCGCTGGTGTCCACACCGACCCTCAAGGGGCACAGCCGGATCGAACGCGCTTGGCTGCAGTCGGACCAGCGACGCTACTTCGTGCCGTGCCCCCATTGCGGCCACCGTCATGTGCTGGAGTGGGCCAATGTGCTGGTCAATGAAACGGACTTGGCGCAAACCGCGCTGGTTTGTCCATCCTGCGGTGCGCTGATCCGCGACAGCGACCGGCCGATGATGCTGGCGCAGGGGCTATGGATGGCCCAGTGCCCGCAACACCCGATTCCCGGGTTTCATCTGAATGAGCTCTATTCCCCCTGGCGCAAGCTCTCGGAGATCGCCAGCGATTTCCTGCGCGCCCGAGGCAACCCCGAAGAAGAAAAAACCTGGTGGAACACCGCCATGGGGGTGCCCTTCGAAAGCGTGGGCGAGCGAGCCAGTGCCGAACTGCTGGCCCAGCAGCGCGAAGCGTACGCACCGGACCACCTGCCGGCAGGCGTGCTGACCGTCACCGCAGGCGTGGACACGCAAAAGGATCGACTGGAAATCGAGCTCGTGGGCTGGGGTTCGGGTGAGGAGTCGTGGGGTATCGAGCACATCGTGCTGCACGGCAACCCGGCAGAACCCGCGCTGTGGCAGCAACTGGATGGCTTGTTGATCAACACCCGTCTGCCCACCGAGGACGGTCGGGCACTGCGCATCGCGGCCTGCTGTATCGACTCTGGCGGCCACCATGTGCAGCAAGTGTATGAGTTCGCCACCCCGCGTGCGGCGCGCAACGTCTGGGCGGTCAAAGGCCAGTTCGGCCCCCGACCGGTCTGGCCCAAGCGGCAGACGAAGTCCAAAAAATACCGGGGCCACACGGTGCGCCTGATCGGTGTCGACACTGCCAAGGACACGATCTATGCGCGCTGGCAGGTCGCGACCGGCAAGCCTGGCTACTGCCACTTTCCGATGTCGTATGACGACGCCTGGTTCGAGCAGGCCACTGTCGAAAAGCGCGTGACCCGCATCGATGCCCGAGGCAATGAGGTGCGCGCCTGGCAGAAACCCTCCGGGGCGCGCAACGAAGCGCTGGACTGCCGCGTGTATGCCTATGCCGCGCTGCAGGGACTCAAGATCGAGCGCCGCCTGGTGCTGGCCAAACTGGCTGGCGCAGTCATCGAAGGCGAGTGCATGACATCGCAACACGAGCCCGTCGTCGCCACGCCCAACCAGGGCTCGCCTCGATTGAGGCGAAAGCCGGCGCCCACCGGCGGAACACACCATTCACCAGCCCGTCGGGTCGCGGCATCCGCCTACCTGCGCCGACGCTGAGCATCGAGGAGACCTCACATGGCCTTTACCCTGGACGACGTCGTCCGGATCGAGCGCGCCCTGGCCAAGGGCGAGCACATCGTCCGGTTTGCGGACCGCACCGTGGAATACCGCTCGGTGCAAGAGCTCATCGAGGCCCGCGATCGCATGCTCAATGAGCTCTCGAAAGGTGGCAGACGGCGTGCCCGGCTGGTGCGCTTGTTTCACGCCGGCAAGGGGTGGTGAGCATGCCTGCCTCCTACCCCTGGTTGGCGCAGCGCGGCTTTCTGCTGCCCCAGCGCTTGACCCGCGTACAAGCCAGCTATGACAGCGCCGGCAACGGTCGTCGCCTGGGCGGCTGGAAGGCGCCCGATGGCGGGCCAAGTTCCGCATCGCTCGGCGGTCTGCAGCACTTGCGCAACCGATCGCGCGCCGCCACGCGCAACGACCCCTATGCCTTCTCGGCCATAGACCGACTGGTGTCGAACACCATCGGCACCGGGATCACCCCCAAACCCCGCCATCCCGACGATGGCGTGCGGCGCCAGTTGCAGGCGTTGTGGGAGGACTGGTGCGACGAAGCCGATGCCGACGGTCGCACCGACCTCTATGGGCTGCAGGCGCTGGTTTGTCGGGCGGTGTACGAGTCGGGCGAGTGCTTCATTCGTCTGCGGCCACGGCAGCTCGAGGATGCCATGGCGGTACCCCTGCAGTTGCAGGTGCTTGAGCCTGAGTTTGTGCCGCACGACAAGCATGAGCAAAGCCGTGGCGGCAATGTCATCCGCGCCGGCATTGAATACAACGCAATCGGGCAGCGGGTCGCCTACTGGATGTACCGCGCCCATCCCGGCGAAGGCCCCAGTCCTGCATTGGAGTTCAACGACCTGGTGCGCGTCCCGGCCGAGCAGGTGTTGCACATCTATGAGCCGCTGCGCGCGGGTCAGCTGCGTGGTGTCCCTGTTCTGGCGCCGGTCCTGGCGCGATTGAAATCGCTCGACGACTTTGATGACGCGGTGCTGTTTCGGCAGGAGGTGGCCAACCTGTTTGCCGGCTTCATTCGCAAACCTGCCCCCGAGGACCCGCCGGTCGATCCGGTGACGGGCGCGCCCATCCAGACCGATGCCGATGGTTTCACCCCAATGGTGGGGCTGGAGCCTGGCACCCTGCAGGAACTGCTGCCCGGCGAAGAGGTGGATTTCTCGAATCCGCCCGATGCCGGCAACACCTACCCGGACTTCATGCGTCAGCAGCTGCTGGCCACCGCTGCCGGGGCAGGTTTGCCCTTCGAGTTGCTGACCGGGGACTTGCGCAATGTGAATGACCGGGTGATCCGGGTGGTGTTGAACGAGTTTCGGCGGCGCATCGAGCAGCGCCAGTTTGGCGTCTTCGTCCACCAGATGTGCCGGCCCGTGCGCGCTGCCTGGCTGGACATGGCGGTGCTGGCTGGTGCGATCGCGCTGCCTGATTACCCTCGACAACGGCGGGCGTATCTGCGCACCCGCTGGGTGCCGCAAGGCTGGTCCTACCTGCACCCGGTGCAGGACGTACAGGCCCGGCGCATGGAAGTGCGTGCCGGTTTCACCTCGCGCTCAGAAGTTGCACTGCGCCAAGGCTACGACGCTGAACTCATCGACTCAGAAAACGCGGCCGACATCGCCCGCGCTGATGCATTGGGCCTGGCCTATGACTCGGATGCGCGCGCCAACCCGGCAGCGCCGACAGCCACGACCAACCCACCCATTTCCACTCTTGAGGAGCCGGCATGAGCCACCTTCCCGAGGCTGCGCCAACGCGCAGCTGGTACCGCATTCAGGCCAAGACTGATGCGGATCAACCGAAATTCATCGAAGTGCTGATCTATGACGAGATCGGGCTGTGGGGCATCAGCGCCGCCCGATTCATCGAAGAGCTCAAGGCGATGGACGATGGGCAGGCCGCGATCACGGTCGCCATCAACAGCCCGGGCGGTGATGTGTTCGACGGGTTTGCCATTCACAACGCGCTGCTGCGTCTGGGTGCGCGCTGCACCGTGCGCATCGATGGCCTGGCCGCATCGGCTGCCAGTGTCATCGCCTGTGGCGGGCATCAGGTAGTGATGGCCGCCAACGCCATGCTGATGATCCACAACCCGTGGACCTTCACCTACGGCAGTGCCCACGACCTGCGCAAAACCGCCGACATGATGGACAAGGCGCGCGACGGCATTCTGGCGGCCTACCGGCGCAAGGCTCCCGCCATCGAAGACGCCACGCTCATTCAGATGCTCAATGAAGAGACCTGGTTGAGTGCCGACGAGGCCTTGGCGCTGGGCTTGGTGGACGTCATTGGCGAGGCCGTGGCATTGCAGGCCTGCCGGGGCTCGACCAATGTGCTGGCGCGCTTCAAGCATCCACCCGAATCCTTGCTGGCGGCCAGTGCTGAGTTGATTCCCAAAGCTGAGTTGATTCCCGAAGAACCAGCCCAGGCACCCGAGCCCCAGCCAGACCAGACCCGGCTCTCACGCAATGCGGCGCGTTTCTCTCAAGCCTGTCTGGCCTGCGGGTTGGCTGATTTCACTGAGGAGTTGCTGATGAACACCCCCCTTTCCGATGACGGCGCGGTGTCTGCGCAGATTGAGCGTCTGCAAGCGATTCGCACCCTGTGTGCCAGCGCCCGGTTGCCGGAGCTCGCTGCCGACTACGCGCGTTCCGGGCTGAGTGTGGAGGCCGTGCGTGCGCGGCTGTTTGATCGGTTGCTGGCCGCGCAAGGCACTGCGATCGACAACAAGGAGCCGCCGCTCCCCCCTGAAGCCCAGGCAGCGGCCAGCCCGAACACGAGCGCCATCTACGCCGCGCGCAAGAAAAAGCCCAGCCGCCCGGCGGCAGACAAAAGACCCACCCCTTAATCGTCACCTGGAGCACACGCCATGAACATCCAAACCGAGGCCGTCCACATAGCCGAATTCCTTCTCTCCGAGGGCAACCGCGAGATCTCGCGCGAAGCCATCACGGTTGCTGCCGGTGACGCCTTAACGGCGGGGCAGGTCCTGGGCATCCAGACCGCCTTGGGCCATTACGCCGCCTACAGCCCGGCAGCTAACGACGGCACCGAGGTGGCAGTGGGCATCTTGCATGCCGCACTGCCGGCATCGGCAGAGGTGCGCAATGGCGTGGCCTTCGTGCGCCTGGCTGAAGTCGCCGCAGCACGACTGACGGGTCTGGATGCCGCAGCGATTGCCGATCTCAAAACCCGTCACCTCATCGTGCGCTAACCCACGTGCCTAACCCATTCCGGAGACTTCCATGCCCCTGACTCTCGACATCTTCAACGACGACGCCTTCGGTGTCGCTTCGCTCACCGCCGCCATCAACAACCCGCCCGAAGGCCAATATGTGCCCACTCTGCTCGACAGCCTCTTTGAGGAAGAAGGCATCACCACGACCTCGGTCATGATCGAGCGCGATGGCGATGCCTTGGCTCTGGTGCCAGCCACCGAGCGCGGTGCACCGGGTGACGTCACCGTGGGATCAAAGCGCGACATGATCCCGTTCTCGACCCTGCACTTGGCCACGACCGGTGCAATCAAGGCCGATGAAGTTCAAGGCGTGCGCGCCTTTGGCAGCGAATCGCAGACGCAGACGGTGCAGAACCTGGTCACCCAGCGCCTGCTCAAAATGCGCCAGCGTCTGGAAGCGACCCTGCGCTACCACCGCTTCGGCGCGGTCACCGGAAAGATCTACGACGCGGACGGTTCGCGTGTGCTGTTGGACTTGCACCAGCGCTTTGGCATCACCGCGCAGTTAGTGGCCATGGCGCTGGGCACCGAAACCACCGACTTGCAGCAAAAAATCCGCGACGCCAAGCGCAAGAGCGAGGATGTGATCGGCGACTCGGGCGTCATCACCGGCTGGCTGGGCATTTGCGGTCGCGGCTTCTACGACGCCTTTGTCGGTCACGCCACCGTGAAGCAGGCCTACGACCGCTGGAACGATGGTCAATTCCTGCGTGACGATCTGCGCAAGGGCTTCACCTTCGGCGAGGTGACCTGGAAGGAGTTCTACGGCAAGGTCGGCAGCATCAGCTTCATCGGCGAAAACGATGCCTACCTGATCCCGATCGGGGTCTCGGAGCTCTTCATCACCCGTTATGCGCCGGCTGATTACATGGAGACGATCAACACCATCGGTCTGCCGCTCTATGCCAAGCAGGAACTGATGCGCATGAACAAGGGCGTGGCGCTCGAAGCCCAGTCCAATCCGCTGAACCTGTGCACCAAGCCGCGTGCGGTCATCAAGCTCACCAAGTGAGTCGGCTGACATGCGAGACTTTCGTGCCCTCGGCGATGAGCTGGACGCCAGCGTATTCGATGCCTTGGCCGATCAGGCCGATATCGCTGGTCGCCCAGTGCGCGGCATGTTCTCTTCCCCGTGGTTGGCACCCCACTTGGGGCGCTTGGATACCGGCCTGATTGAGCCGCAGCTCATCGTGCGCGATCTCGATGCGGTTGATGTGGCCAGGGGCACGACCTTGAGCTTTGACGGCCAGACGTTTGAGGTCGTGGGGATCGAGCCGGATGGCACCGGCGTCACGGCTCTGATTCTGAGGCCCATGGCATGAGCACGACCCTCAAAGTCGATATCGATGTTGGGCAGGTGCTGGCATTGACCCAGGGTCTGACGGCCAGCGCGAGTCAGGCGGCCTGGCGTCGCACCCTGCGCAAGACCGGGCAGTGGGTCAAAAGCCAGACCGCCAAGGCCGTCAGCCACGAGACCCGCATTCCGCAAAAGTTGCTGCGTCAGCGCCTGTACTTCTTTCTGCGCTCGCGCGACAGCGGCAAGGTCTGGTTGGGGCTGAACGCCATCGAAGCCCACCGTCTGGGCAAGCCACGCCAAACGCGCACCGGCATCTCGGTGGGGCGTCATCGGTTTGATCAAGCCTGGCTGATGCGCAAGCGGGCACCCGACGGACCACTGTATCGACGCACCACGCAGTCCCGGCGCCCCTATGAGGTGGTCAAGGTGGACTGGGCCGGTCCTGGTGAAGCGGCCTTTCGACAAGCTGCCGAGCGCGCCGAAGAACGTCTGCTGACGGTGTTGCGTCAGGAGGTGAATTACGAAATTCACAAGGCCCTGGCCAAGGCTCGATGAGGATGCAAAACCCATGATTGATTCACTTGCCCAATTGCACACCGCAATCGTCAACGGCCTGCGCATCAAGCTGGAAGGGGTGCCCACAGTCGAGGCTTACCCGGTCTTGCAGCGTCGCATTGGCCTGCCTGCCGTGCTGGTGGAACTCGCCGAAATGGAACCTGGCGATGATCCTGGCAACGGTACCACAGCACTGATTGGCCGGTTTCAGGCCCGGGCGATTGTTGACCCCAATGCGGCCCAGGCCGATTTGCAGGTGCGTGAGTTGGCGGCACGTGTTGCCGTGGCGCTGACCCATGAGACCTGGGGCCTGCCGATCACGATGGCGAGTCTGGTTCAGATCGGGGACGACGCTTTCAAGCCCGAGCTCGATGGGTATCTAGTGTGGGTGGTCGAATGGACCCATGAGT